CTCGTAACTCGATGTATTCCTATAATCAGGGTAAGCCCAACATAAACTTGAAAAAATCCTCGCTGGATATTGATAAACTGAATCTTTAGTAATAACTTGTTTTAAAAACTCTGTCAGTTTGGGATTTCTCCAATTTTTTGTGCTATTAACAATCTCACCAGTGTAGGCACGAAAATAATCTTCATAAGTTTGTAAAGAATATTGAACTGTTTCAAAAATAACGCCATCATCTCCAAAAGCGATAGCAGGCTTAAAATTCAATTTCTTTGCAACTAGTCTCTGTCCTACAGCATTAAATAATGAACCGAGAAAGTTAGTAGCAAACATTCCCGATGGAATACCCTTAGTCCATTTTCCAACATTGATACCATTTACATCAAACACAGAAATACTTCCAAGTAATGAATTAATGATAGAATGTGAATGTAAAATCTCGCCCGAAAAATTTAAATGCATATATTTATCCCAAGCTTGATAAAATTTCTGATCAATATTATAGTCGAAGCTATCAAAATCTATAGGTAAAGCATTAATTCCGTTCGCTATGTTTTCTTGAATATCCGAAATTAATTTAGATCTTCCTTCAGTATCTCTAAATACATATAATAAAGAACTTTTAGCTTTACAACACTTGAATAATCGTTCCATATAATATCTTTGATGCCAATAGAACCCCAATGGAACATTTATAATATATCTACCCCTTGCACCTTTCTCATCACTCTTTACAAATGCATGCAAACCTCTTTCTACAATAATATGTCGTTTTGAATTCAAAAGAAGTTGTTTATCACTCAAAGAAAGTGCAGTACCTAATTTCGTTTTTAAAGGTAAATTATTAAGTTCCAATTCTGATTCCTTAGAAGCACCTGTCCCCATCCATGGCCACCTCGCAAGTAGCCAACTATCAAAAGTTTGAAAAGAAGTCGGATCTGAGGAGACTGGACCTAACAATGTTGTAATTTCAGTTACTATTTCATCAATGTCTAATAAATTTGCATCTACTGGTTTCACTAGCCAATTGTGTACATCATCTTTGAATACTCGGAATTTCTCTTTGGGATATCCAATTAGTGTCCCCAAATCTACGAAACATATCCACTGTTGTGGATGAAAATATAATGATAAAGTCCTTTTCGCAAATTTAGTTATATCAGAAGTCAATTTAGAATATAATTTTGGATCCAAGTGCGACAAAATGCGAATGAGTTGTTTAGGCGTCGCACCTAATATATCTTTCAACTCATTAAAATAACTATGTAATACACAATCTAGATTAGAATTTGGATTAAGATACTTTGAACGAACTTGCCCCACAAGTTTCCATTCAAAGTTTTTTGTCCTTCTATCAAGTTTACGAAATGATAAGTTTTGCGAAGTAATCCAATCTTGCAAAAACATATTGACACATGCTAAGATAGAGGATTTAGCATGACTATTGTTCCTAGTGTTTATTTTTGAATTTTTTGTATTATTTAAATTTTTATTTTCTTTTTTATTATATTGTAAATGCTGCAAGCATTCACTGCGG